CTTTTGGGCATACCTAAAAAAGCGGAAAAACAATTACGTTGGCAAAGGCTTGTTAGTTTTAAAGATTTAGCAAACAGAATGGTGGATCACGATGTCAAAAAGGCGGGATTACAGCGACCCAGTTTACAAAGACTTTAGACTAAAGGTTTTAAAAAGGGATAAGTATACATGTCAAATGTGTAATAAAAAGAAGAAAGGGTGCGTAGTACACCATATAATGAAATGGAGTACGGCAAGCACCCTTAGATTTGACCCTGATAACGGCGTGGCTCTTTGCAGACCATGCCACAAAGAAGTAACGGGTCATGAGTCCCACTACATTACATATTTTACCGAAAAGGTAAGGAGAAACAAGAAATGAGTTTTCAAGATCAAATTATCGAAGCTGCTATGGAGCTTAATCAAGAGGGCGATTCTGTAGAGGTCGTTCCAGCCGTAAGAAAGTCAAAGCAGTTCAGATGTTGCCAGAAGGCGGGCGATTCTCTTAAAGAGGACGGCATTTCGGTCGTTTGGGATACCAACAAGCAGTGTGCTGTTGTATGTAAGGGTAAACCAGCACCAGCACCAGCACCAGCACCAGTATCGGAACCGGAACCAGTCCCAGAAGAAAAAGGTCCGGCTCTTTTTGCACAATGGGGTAAGGATGCCAAAAAAGAAGACTAAGTATACGGTAATACAGGACACCAGAGAGCAAGAGGGGTGGTTTTTCACCCCTTACGACAGGTGTGACGGAATGGAGATCGGAACGCTTCAAACAGGCGACTACACCTTAAAGGGGTACGAAGAAGTTGTTTGCGTGGAGCGTAAGGCTTCACCTTCCGAGATAGCACAGAACTTAGGCAAGAAAAAGAAAACATTTTACAACGAAATTGAAAGAATGAGAGACTTTCCGTTTCGTTATATTATTTTGGAATTTTCCGCATCTGATCTAATAAACTATCCCTTGAGCCTTCTGGACGAAAAAGACAGAGAGGTTTGGGCTAGGCATTGCCGTGGCGAGGCGTTGCCAAATTATAAAAGGTTTCAGGTGGTAAAAAATACCAAAATATCAGGAAAGTATTTACTAAAAGCACTTCTGGAAATAGGGATAAAATACGAAGTGCAAATACTGTTCGCAGACAATAAGAAAAACGCTTTTACTATCTGTAATAGCATATTTAAAAGATTGGCCGAATTATTTGATGAAAGGTCTGACTATGGGAAGCAGGAAACAGGAGATTTTGATTTCTGATATCCATCTTCATAATTTGGATGTTGAAAGAAGAAGAATCTACCTACAGGAAAAAGATGATTCGGGAGAAAATCCCGGCGTAGATTATAGGATGTATCAAACATTTATAAAGAATCTACACATATTACAAGAGGGTCTAGACATAGAAATATACCTACAAACAGGTGGCGGTTGTTGGTATTCTGGAATGGCGATATACGACGCTATAAATAACTGGCAAAAAAATTCTGGCAGCAGATATAAGTGTACGATTTTTGGTTTTGGTATGATCTGCTCTATGGGCACGATTATCATGCAGGCAGCTAAAGAAAGGGTTCTTTCTGAGCATTGCATGTTCATGGTGCATTATGGATCTACTGATGCTTCTGGCGATGTTCAAAGTATGCAGAATTACGCCAGTTATCAGGAGTATGAAAAAAATCTTATGATTAATATTTACGCAAACAGAGTTACGGAAAGCGAATTTGCTAAAGAAAGGGGTTACAATCTTTCTAAGGTTAAGGCGTTCATAAAAAGAAAGATGGAAAAGGGAGACTGGTACATGAACGCAGAAGAGGCGGTTTACTACGGATTTGCCGATAGGATACTAATATGAAGAATGTTCAAAAGCAGTTAGACGATGCTTGGTTAGGTATTGACGTTGACGAAAGCACATTGTTTAATCCTATGGATTTCGTAATAGGCGAAGATAACGAAGAATTGGTAAAGAGGCTTTCATGGTTAATGATGAGGCCGGAATATTTCAGCTTTGCCTGCAAGCACGTTCTAAACATTGAACTTTCTCCTTTTCAAGCGGTTTTACTGGAAGAAATGTGGAACAGGAAGTTCCCTATGCTGATAGGAAGTCGTGGTATGGGTAAGTCGTTTATACTTGCCTTATATGCTATTTTACGTGCTTTATTTATGCCAAGAAGAAAGGTTATTATTGTTGGAGCCGCCTTCCGTCAATCCAAAGTTCTTTTTGAATATATGGACACCATTTGGAAGAACGCACCTGTTTTGAGAGATCTCTGTGCGAGCAATAGTGGGCCTAGAAGGGACGTAGACCGCTGTGTTATGCACATAGGTCATAGTACGGTAACGGCACTTCCGCTGGGCGACGGTAGTAAAATTAGAGGCCAGAGAGCCAATGATATTATCGCGGACGAATTCGCTTCTATTCCTAGAGATATTTTCGAGAACGTTGTTGCCGGTTTCGCTGCTGTTGCCTCTTCTCCTATAGAAAAGACAAAGCAAAAGGCTAAAGAAGCAATGGCTTTAAAATTAGGCGTACCAATTCCTATGCAAGAAAATAAAAGCCCGGTTGACATGTCAAACCAAATAATTCTTAGCGGTACTGCTTATTATGATTTTAATCACTTTTCTGAATATCACAAGAGGTATCATAAAATAGTCAGTAGTGGTGGTAACGTTAAGAAGTTGGAAGAGGTTTTTAACGGTTCTGTTCCCCCCGATTTTGACTGGACAAACTACTCCGTTACACGAATTCCTGTTAAAAAACTCCCTATTGGCTTTATGGACGCTGGTCAGGTTGGTAGAGCAAAGGCAACGGTTCACTCTGGCATCTACCAGATGGAGTACGGTGCGGTTTTTACTACAGATAGTCAAGGGTTTTTTAAACGTAGTCTCATCGAGGGGGTTACTACGTCCCCTACGAATCCCGCAAAGTTGCCTTCTGGAGAGGTTTGGTTTGAGGCATCTTTAAAGGGTGATTCTGGAAAGAAGTATGTTTTTGGAGTTGACCCTGCTTCCGAGGTTGATAATTTTAGTATTATCGTCATGGAGGTAGAGAGCGACCACAGAAAAGTAGTACACTGCTGGACGACGACTAGAAAGTCTCACAAAGAACTATTAAAGTCTAAAATAGTAGACGAAGACGACTTCTATTCTTTTTGTGCTAAAAAGATTAGACAGCTTATGAAAGTGTTTCCTTGTGCGGAAATAGCTATGGATGCTCAGGGTGGCGGTATTGCTGTTATGGAAGCACTTCATGACAAAGATAAAATTCCAGATGGTGAAGTCGCTATTTGGCCTGTTATAGATGAAGATAAGGCAAAGGACACAGACGACCACGCAGGGCTTCATATTCTTAGAATGTGCCAATTTGCTAAATATGACTGGCTTGCAGAAGCCAATCACGGTCTTAGAAAGGACTTTGAAGACAAGTCTGTGCTGTTCCCTTATTTTGATTCGGTTAGCTTAGGGGTTGCCCTAGAGGTTGACAAGTCGATAGGAAGAAAGTATGACACGCTGGAAGATTGCGTCATGGAAATAGAAGAGTTAAAGGACGAACTTTCTATGATTATTATGACAGTCACTTCAAATGGTCGGGAGCGATGGGACACTCCAGAGGTTAAGACTGGAGCCGGAAGAAAGAGCAGACTAAGAAAGGACAGGTACTCATCCCTTATTATGGCAAACATGTCTGCTAGATACCTTAACGTCGAAAAGACCACTTTGGATCTTGGTGCCATCGGTGGATTTGCTGATGGAACGCCTCACTTTGGGGCGGCGGACGAGAAGCTTTTTCAGGGTCCGTCTTGGTTTACTGAAAAAACAGAAGGTTTGTACTAGAAATTATTTTATTGTGTATAACAATACAATCGCCAATACTATTGTCATTTGTATTAAAAGGAAACGCAATAAATGTCAGACAAACCCCTTTATCAATCTTGGGCAAACGATCAGCAACAAACCGAGATTATTAACAGTTACCAAACCGAAACAGGGGGGTATGACGGTGTTATTCATCGCTCCGAGGCACACAGAGGCGATGTTGGTTCCAATAGGCAAACCTATTTAGATATTGAACCCAATAGAAGTGTTCGACCTTCCTTTAATCGTTCTGATTACGACGCCTTTCGTCCGGGCGAAGCTGTTCCCTATAGACAAAAAAGAATCATGGCTGCCTGTGGCACAGCTTATGACAAAGTGGGAATTATACGCAATGTTATTGACCTAATGAGCGACTTTGCTAGTCAGGGCTTGGTTCTCGTTCATCCCAATAAGCAGATTGAAAAGTTTTACCGCAAGTGGTTTAGTCAGGTAAAGGGTTATGACAGAACAGAGCGTTTTCTTAACTATCTTTACAGAACGGGAAATGTTGTGGTTCAAAGAAGAACCGCAAAGCTAAACAAAAAACAGGAAGAAAACCTAAAAAGAGCTGCTGGTGCGGATATCCTTCTTGAGCTAAAAAAGCAGGCAAAGAGAGAAATTCCTTGGGTTTATGACTTTATTAACCCTGTTGCTATTGATGTTAGAGAGGGCGGTCAGGCAAGCCTTGGTCGTCCAGAGTTTTTGCTAAACATTTCAAAGTATACATACAATTCTTTGATGAGCGATATTTCTAACGACACAAGTCCCGTTAAGACGCTACCTTTAGATGTTCAAAGAAGGTTGGCAGCAGGAGAGAGAAAGTTACCGCTAGATATGACCAAAACTTTCTTTTACCACTACAAGAAAGATGACTGGCTACTCTGGGCCAATCCAATGATTTACGCTATCCTAGATGACGTTAACATGTTGGAGAAGATGAAACTTGCCGACCTTGCCGCTTTGGATGGGACAATTAGTCAGGTTAGACTATGGACCGTTGGTAATTTTGATAATAAAATCGTTCCGACAAAAGCCGGTTTGGAAAAAATTAGAAACATTATCGCCAGTAACGTTGGTGGCGGTACTATGGATTTGGTTTGGGGTCCAGAGCTTCAATTCACAGAAAGCAATTCTCAGGCATATAGATTCTTAGGGGCGGAAAAGTACCAACCTGTACTTACCAGTATTTATGCCGGTCTGGGTATTCCTCCCACTTTGACAGGTGCTTCTGGATCTAGTGGTGGATACACCAACAACTACGTTTCATTAAAAACCCTTATCGAAAGATTAGAGTATGGAAGAGAGGTGGTTGCAGGCTTTTGGAGACAAGAGATAGAGTTTGTAAGAAAAGCTATGGGTTTCAGACTTCCTGCCGAAATACATTTTGATTCTATTATTCTTTCTGACGAATCCGCACAGAAGAAGCTACTTATGGATTTGGTTGATCGTGGTATTATGTCTGATGAAACTCTTTTAGAAAGAATGAGAGAGATTCCTAGCATCGAAAAGGTTCGCACAAAAAGAGAACAAGCGGAAAGAGCTAATCAATCTGTTCCCAACAAGGCTGGTCCATATCATAATCCTCAACATAAAGAGGATATGGCTAAGATTGCTATGACAAAAGATGTTTTGGACTCGGAAGAGTATTTGCAAGAAGGTCTTGGGCTACCATACAAAGAGCCGCCAGCACCTCCTGTCGCTCCACAAAAAGAGCAGAGTGGGCCAAGTGATAAAAGTTCTCCACCACAGGATGCAGGGCGACCAAAGAACTCTACAGATACTAACCCCAGAAAGCAAAGAAGGGTACTTCCTAGAAGTTCAGAGCCTACATCGGCCACTCTCTGGGGAATTGAGGCACAGGAGAAGATAGCCAAACATATGAACGCCTTTGCCTGCAAGAATTTTGGAAAATCAACAGCTAGAGAATTAAACAAAGCAGAGGTTGACCAATTAGAATATCTAAAACTTTGCATTTTTACAGGTCTTGACCCTATGATTGAAGTGACTCCCGATATAATAAAGGATGTTTTAGCACTAAATACTAAACCGAGCATAGCTTTTCTGAAACTGTCAGAGGGTAAGGCTGTAACCTTTAATACTATAATGAAAAGAAAGCCAAATGTGTCAGAAATGAGACATATCTACGCTTCTGCTTTTGCTGAGATTTTTTGCTCTTGGGCAGAATAATTGAAAAATAGAACCCTATATCTATTGTTTTGTGTATTACCAGTTATGGAGAAAAAAATATGAACATACCTATTTATCAATCTGAGATCAACGACGGGCTGGCAGAGCAAATACAGAACAATTCTGTCGCATGTGTTGCTGCCGCAAGCCCTAGAATGTTTTTGGATTCTGAAAAAGATGAGAATCTCCAAAAATTACTAGCACAAAAAATTAGCGACCACAAGTACGTCAGCGACAACGGAGCAGCCCTTCGGTCGTACAACGCTATTGCTGAGAACAAAGATCAGATTGATCTATTTTACATTAAGTCTGTTTTGGTAAGCACAGGCTGGAACAAAAACGATGACGTTTTTGATCCTCAAGAACTCTGGGACGCTAGAAACACCCCCGAAGACAAGCCGTTTAACTTTATGCACGATGAAAAAGATATCATTGGACATATAACTGCTAACGAGGTTGTTGATTTTAACGGTGGGCCTATCGACGAAAATTCTTCGGTAGCTCCAAAAGAGTTTAATATTCTTACCTCCGCTGTTATCTATACAGAATGGTCTGACATCGAACAGAAGCAAAGATTAAATCAAATTGTTGCAGAAATCGAAGATAACAAATGGTTCGTTTCTATGGAGTGCCTTTTTCCCAATTTCGACTACGCTCTTAAAAATTCTAAGGGTGAAACTAAAGTCGTTTCAAGGAACGAAGCTTCTGCATTTTTAACAAAGCATTTAAGATCATACGGGGGAACTGGAAAATATGATGATTACCAAGTGGGAAGACTGTTAAGAAACTTATCGTTCTCTGGTAAAGGCTTGGTTTCAAAACCCGCAAACCCGCGAAGTATAATTCTGGAAGGAAATGATTTTTTCGACGAATCACAATCTAAATTGTTAACTTTATCTTCATTAAAGGAGAAGAATAGTATGTCCGATCAAGACAATCAGGTGCAAAACCTGAAAGCTGAATTGGCAGAAGCAAAAGCTGCTAACGAGGCCCTCAAAGAAAAGGCCGAAAAAGAAGCAAAGGCTGGTTACGAATCCCAGATTGCAGAACTAGAGGCACAAATTTCAACACAAGCGGAAGAACTTGAACAGGCGAGCGTTAGCTTCGACCTCAAGTCAAAGGCTTTCGACGCTCTTAACGTAGCAAAAACAGAGCTTGAAGAAGCTGCCGTTGCTATGAAAGAAGAAGTTGATAAGATGAAAAAGAAAGAGGCTATGAATAAGCGTAGAGCCCAGCTTGCAGAAGCAGGGTTTGACACAGAAGAAGCCGAAGCTACTGTTTCTGAGTTTGAAAACCTTGCAGACGAA